TTAATGAAAACTTTGCTTTACTTGTATCTAAATGTAGAGGTGTAACTCCTGCAAGAGATAACACTAGACCAGCTGACTCTCAAAGTTTGTGGGATGATATGAAAGATGAGTATAAAAAAGAGAATCCAGAGGTCAATTTAATGAATGATAAGTTTATAGAACCTAGCAAGAGCAAATTGAAAATACCACCAAAAGGGTATATACTACCATTACCAAAACCAAAAGATGAGTAAACCATTAAAAATATCTGAAGAAGCAGCAGTGCAAATGCCGATGAAAACGGTAGCCTCACTAATTATGATGGTTGCAATTGGGACCTGGGCATACTTCGGTTTACATGAAATGCTGAACAACCACGCTACAAAAATAGAATTAATGCAAAAAGATTTAGAACAAAACTCAGAATTTAGAATTAAATATCCAAGAGGAGAACTTGGTCAATCAAGTGGAGAGGCAGAGCTCTTCATGTTGGTCGAGCACATAAGTGGATTATTAGAAGATATAGATTCAGAAGTTAAGAGTATGAGAAACAATGCAGTCAATATAGAATTTTTACAAGAGAGAACAAAGAAACTTACAGAAGATGTAGAAAAATTAATTAGAAATGGTAACGGAGATCACTAATGGTAGAATTAGTTTTTGCACTTTTATTAATACAAGACCATAAAATTGTAGAGCACTTACATATGGACAGTCTTTCAAAATGTCTCAAGGCTAAGCGTTATGCTATGAAGGACAAAAGTCCTGGTGATAGGGTTGTCTACAAATGCTTACAATCTAAAGCAAACGTAGAAATATATATGGGCGAAAAGAAAATAACTTCTTTAATATTGGAGTAATTATGGAACTTACACGAAATTTTACTCTTCAAGAGTTGACCAAATCAGATACAGCAATTAGACATGGGATTGATAATAATCCTAATGCTGATCAAATAGAAAAATTAAAAACACTTTGTGAAAAAATTTTACAACCCGTACGTGACCACTTTGGCAGGGTTAAGGTGACTAGCGGGTTCCGTAGTCCACAGCTGTGCCAAAAAATAAATAGCTCACCTAATTCGCAGCACGCGCGTGCGGAAGCGGCAGATTTCGAAGTAGTAGGAGTAGACAATGCAGAACTTGCTGATTGGATACACAGAGAGCTAGAATGGGATCAATTGATCCTCGAGTTCTATACTCCTGGCGAACCCAATTCGGGATGGATACACTGCAGTGTTACGGAGGGAACACCAAGAAAACAATTCTTGCACGCTTTTAGAGAAGAAGGTAAAACAAAATACAAACCTATTATAGGAAAAGCAAAGGATATATTATAATGGCAATAGGACGTGGACAAATAAGAGCACAAATTGATGGTAAGCTAAGAGGTGCAAGAGGTGAAAAAAAGAAAAAAGTACAAGCAAAAAACAAACTTAATCGCAAAAAAGCTAAGGTCTTCAAAGTTTAGTCAAAAAGTGATACAATCCAAGAAATTGTATAACCGTAAAAAGGATAATAATGGCAACTTCGGGAACAGTAGCATTTAATTTAAATATTGATGAAATAATTGACGAGGGTTATGAAAGATGTGGACTCTCAACAAACGCGGGATATGATTTAAAATCAGCAAGAAGAAGTCTTAACTTATTATTTGCTGAATGGGGTAATAGAGGCATTCACTTGTGGAAAGTAGATTTGAATGAAGTAGCATTAGTAAGTGGGCAAGCAGAATATAGTGTAGCTTCAAACGTCAGTGATGTGCTTGAAGCATTTGTATCTTCAACTTTAACTGCTGCGGACAATGCAAACACTCAAGACGTTGCTCTTACTAAAATAGATAGATCAGCTTATTCAGCCTTACCTAATAAGTTAGCAGTTGGTCAGCCATCTCAATATTATGTAGAGAGACTGACAACACCAAAAATTTATCTATATCAGGCACCAGATTTAAACACATACACAGCTTTGAAATATTATGTAATAAAAAGAATTGAGGATGCTGGAGTTTATACTAATGATGCAGATGTTGCTTACAGATTTTTACCATGTATGTGTGCAGGACTTGCATATTATTTATCAATGAAAAAAGCACCACAACTTGTGCAACAAACAAAATTAGTTTACGAGGACGAACTTAAAAGAGCACTGGATGAAGATGGTCAAAGAACGTCAACTTATATAACTCCACAATCATTCTACCCACAAGGATTATAATATGGGAAAATTTGCAACAGGTAAAAGATCATTAGCTATTTCAGACAGATCTGGACAAGCTTTTCCTTATCAAGAAATGGTTAAAGAGTGGACAGGAGCTTTAGTTCATATATCTGAATTTGAACCAAAACATCCACAGATAAGAAGAAAGACAATTGTAGGAGATGCGATTGCTTTACAAAATACAAGACCACAAAGATTTCAACAACCAACAACGGTAGCATCAAATGATATTGTATTAGCAGATTCAGGAGGAACTATGGTTGGTGTAGCAAATTTAACATTACCTGGTGACTTTGGATTTTTAACGCAAGGTACATCTGCAATGGTGCCTGCTGATCCATCTTTACAAAACAGAAGAAGAGAGATAAACGCAACAATTGGTAATGCGGAGGTTAGTATAACATAATGGCCATAACTCATGCAAATTTCTTAACACAAGTAAGAAACTATACTGAAGTAAGTAGCACTGTTTTAACTGATGCAATTATTCAAGATTTTATTAAATCTGTAGAATTAGATGTAGCAGGTAGAGTTGATTATGATGATTTAAGAAAGTACGTTACTTCGAATTTTACTGCAGGAAATAGATATGTAATTTTACCTGGAGATGCCTTAGTTGTTAGATCTGTACAAATAATAGACAGTAGTAATAATAGAATTTTTTTAGAAAAAAGAGATACAAGTTTTATTTCTGAATTTGCACCCAATGACAATACAACAGGCACTCCTAAATATTATGCTAATTGGGAAGACAATGTTCAACAAGGACCTGTTATTTTAGTTGCTCCAACTCCTGCATCAGCAGATACAGTTCAAGTTAATTACATAAAAAGTCCACCTGAATTCACTAGTACAACAAATACATACTTATCTACAAATCAAGAATCTATGTTATTACATGGGGTATTAGCTGAAGCTTTTAGATTTTTAAAAGGCCCCATGGATATGTACAATTTGTACGAAAAGAAGTACAATGAGGAAATACAAAATTTTGCCCTACAACAAATGGGCAGAAGAAGACGTGCGGAGTATGACGATGGAGTTCCAAGAGTAAAAATTCCTAGTCCAACTCCAAACACAACTTATTAAGGAGAACAATTATGGCTATAACAACAAATGCAATATGTGATTCTTTCAAAAAAGAATTACTTCAAGGTAAGCATGATTTTGATACATCGTCTGATACATATAAATTAGCGATGTACACAAACTCAGCTACATTAGGAAAATCAACTGAGAACTATTCGACAGGTAATGAAGTATCATCATCTGGATACTCAGCTGGTGGAAAAGCTTTGGTCAACCAAGGTGTTAAAGTTTCATCATCAGTAGCGATTACTGATTTTGCTGATCTATCTTTTGTCGGAGTAACTTTGACTGCAAGAGGAGCTTTAATTTATAACACAACTACAGATGGTGGTTCTAATACTACTGATGCTGTTGCTGTTTTAGATTTTGGCGCAGATAAAACTGCAACATCTGGAACTTTTACAATTCAGTTTCCTGCATTCACAACTGCTGCCGCTATTTTAAGATTAGCATAAGGATTATAATGAATGTCAAATACATGGGGTGCACTTACTTGGAATCAAGGTAGTTGGGCAGCACAAGGTGATGTCACAGTTACTGCAACTGGAATAAGTGCATCCTATAGTATTGGCAATGTAGTAGCCACCGGTATTATTCAAATTGGATGGGGTGGAGATACTTGGGGTGAAAATGAATGGGGTAGGTTATCTGGATCACAACCATTAGCTGTTGGATCACAAGCATCATTTTCAATAGGTTCATTATCTATTTCTGGTAATGCAGATGTAGATGTAACCGGAAGTCAATTAACCTCTTCTCTTGGTGAGGAAGTAGCAGGAATATCATTCACATTTAGCGCAACAGGTTTACAATTAACATCATCAATAGGTAGTAATGTTATTGAAATAGGAGTTCCAGTGACTGGAATTTCTGCAACTTCAAGTATTGGAGCTGCAACAGTCGATGAATCTACATTAACAGGAATAGGATGGGGCAGACGAGCTTGGGGTAATCTTGCCTGGGGAGAGGCTTTTTCAGTTGCTGCCACAGGACAACAATTAACTTCGACTATTAATTTTCCAGCTGCTAATGCTTTTACTGATGTAACAATTGCAGTATCAGGTCAACAAATTACTGCAACATATGCAGATCCGTCTTTCTCTATACAAATAGATCAGGATTTAACTATCCTAGCAAACGAGCATGGTATGACTTTTAGTTTAGGGTCTTCAACACAAACTGGACATGCAAACGTTGATGTAACAGGCACATCTTTGACTGGGTCAATGGGAGATACTATAGCTGGATTAAAAACACCAGTTGATGTATCTGGTATACAGGCTGCATTTACTCTTGGAACTTTTACTTTAGTACAAACCACGAATGAAACAGCGACTGGCCAACAATTAGCTTCAAGTATTGGCACCCCTACAGAAATACCGAGTCAAACAGTGGGGGTATCAGGTCAACAATTATCTAGCTCAATAGGATCAGTTACCGTCACAGGTATTGCAAATATTAGTGTAACTGGCATACAATTGACAGCAAATTTAGGCTCTGTTAATATAACAAGCTGGCAAGAAATTGATCCAGGTGTAACAAATAATTGGACAGAGGTTGATTTAGCAGCTTAGGTATTGTAATATGAATATTATTTAAGGAGATAAAAATTTATGACATCAGCATATTCAACGGATTTAAAACTCGAACTTATGGTAACTGGCGAAAACGCTGGTACTTGGGGAGATAACACAAATAATAATTTAAATTTAATTCAACAAGCAATTGCAGGATTTGAACAAGTAACACTTTCAAGTGGTTCAACTTTAGCTTTAGCAATGACTGATAAAGCAATTTCTAATGCTAGAAATATGGTAATTAAATTTGCTTCTGCATCAATCGCAGCTAGCACAATTTGTACTATTCCAGATAGTATAGAAAAATTTTATATTTTTGATGTTTCAGCAATAACAAACCCAACAAATCTAACAATTAAAACTGCATCAGGCACTGGGTTCACTTGTGATCAAGCAAAAATTTACGCAGCATATTCTGATGGTACAAACCTAAACGAAATTTCATTAGACACTCTTGGTGGAACTGTTGCAGCAGCAAATATTTCAGGAACGATAGCGACAGCTCAAATTGCTGATGACGCTGTGACTTTTGCAAAAATGCAGGACACTACAACTAACAACAGAGTTTTAGGAGCTGCAACTGCTGGAACTGTTGGTGAAGTACAAGTTGCTACAGACATGATTGCAGATGACGCTGTTACTGCTGACAAATTAGCAAACACTGCTGTAACTGCAGGATCTTACACAGCATCATCAATAACAGTAGATGCTCAAGGACGATTAACAGCTGCCGCAAGTGGATCAGGGGGAGCTCAAGGTTATCAATTAACAGAATTTAGACAAGGTTCAGATAGTTTTACTTATGGTGCAGTCGACACAAACGCAACCAAAGGTGCTGGAATAATTTCTGGCGGTGGCGGAGGTGGCGGCCGTTCAAACCAAGGGGCAGGTGCTAGACCTGGTGGCCATGGATTTTTCGGTGTATGGGGAGTCGATCTTTCTCCAGGAACTATGAATGGACAATCAGTTCAAGTTGGAGCTGCCGGAAGCGGTGGCGGAAGTGGGCAAGCTGGTCAAGCGGGCGGAGCCTCGAATTTTGGAAACGTAGTTAACGCTGGTGGCGGAGGCGGTGGATCTTCTCCACATACTCCTAATAGTCCAAGACCATCTGCTGGAACTACTAATACACCATCAGTATTTAATTACAGCACAACAGATTTTTCTGACACAACTAACATAGCTCCTCCTGCTGCAGGAACCGGAGGAAATGAAAGTAATGGCCCTAACTCTGTAAGAAATTCATTTACAGTTGGAGGTTCAGGTGGTAGCTCAAGCTCTGGATCAGGAACGGGTGGGGCTGGTTATATTTATATTTTTGAACAAGTAACATAGGATTAAAAAAATGCCAAATATATTTTTTAGACAAGATAATCAAGTTTGGAGAGTAGCAAAAGATGACTCTGATGCCGCTTCTGTAGAAGCAAACTCTGGAGATACTTTAGTTAAAAAAACATTAAGTCAAGAAGATTATGATGCAATAGTTGGAAACACAAAAACATTTGCAGAAAATTCTACGGCAGATAATATTACTTTAGTAGATTTAGTTTCACCCACACAATCAAAATCATTGTTTATTGAAGATTGTCAAAGAGAATTTAGAGTTATAGATAATTTTGTAAGTAGTGGAAGAACTTCTACTATGAAAGAAAGAATGACAACTTACAAGACTCTTTTAAATGTAGCGATTGAAACAGCACAACAAACAGCAGACGATACAACTTTTTCAGGATATCCTCCACAATACGTAGCCTCTTTAAATCCTGGAGCAGAGGTATTTCATATATTGCAAATACCTAATTAAATTATATATTGTGTCTTTTATGAAAGACATAAAATTTATTGCTCCTAAAGTCTACATTGATGATTTTGATGACAGACCAGTTCCCTCTTTAAATCATTTACCAGACTGGTACAAAAAACTTAAACATCATCCTAATCGAACAACTATTAAAGGTTGTAAGCCATTCTTGGATTCCATGACAGCAGGGTATGTTTTAAAATTACCTCAAGAATATTACATTGAAATAACGACTGTAGAAAAAGACAAATATAAAATTCATGTTAGATCATGTTATGGAGATTTTGCTGGATTTCCAAAATACCAATTTTTAAATTTAAATGAAGATATGGAAACCTCTATACATCCTACTTATCAAATAGAAGGTTCACCACAACTTGAAAAAAACTTTAATTTTCCTGTAATGAAGTTTTATAACCCTTGGAAAATAAAAACTCCTGATGGTTATTCATGCTTATTTACACCTCCTTTAAATAGGGTTGATGAAAGGTTTGAAATTATTAACGGTATTGTAGATACAGATTCATTTACAGAATGTATTAATTTTCCGTTTATTTTAAAAAAAGATTATTTGTTCAAAAATATTAAAGATGGAAAATATTTTTCTATCTTAAAAAAAGGAACTCCTTATTGTCAAATTTTTCCATTTAAAAGAGAAGGTTGGAAAATGAAAATACAAGAAAGTGATTCAAAGATTCCAGGGAGTATGTTTACAGAAAAGTTTAATTGGTACAGAAATAAAATTTGGCACCGTAAAAGTTATAAATAATTATTTTTTATTTAAATCAATTTTAGTGTTTTCATCACTCAATTTGTTTTGATATTTTTCTGGTAAGTTTGTATTAAAAGTTACAATGGTATGAACAAAACTATTTATAAAATTTTTAGATGTATCGAAACTTAAAAGCATCCCACCCTTAAAAAATATTTTAAGTCTTTCTTTCCAAGAAAAATTAAATTTTATATTTCCTGCTTTAATTTGTTTTATTTCCATAAAAACTTATATCTTATAATTTTAAATTATCCAAGCTTTCATAATATCCAACCTCTCCTTTAAACCATGTATTAAAAGATAAAGTTGTTCTTACTTTGTCACTTGGGTTTGGTTCTACCTCATGAGCTAAACTAGAAGGAAAAATAATTAAATTACCTTTAGAGGCAGTCACAGTTAAATCTTGTTCTAAGTATGGAGTGGTTTTATTTTTTTGAAAAATTACTTGTTGATTTAATTTAGTCGGGCTATGAAATTTTGTCTGTGTATGTTCTCCAGTTAAATAATAAACACCACTATAAATACTATTCGGATGACGGTGTAAATGATGTCCTTCACCAGGTCTACTCATAGTCAGCCAAGATTGGGTAATATATAGTTTTGCTCTGTAATCATAGCCCAAAATATTATGGTGATAATTATGTAAATGTCTTAAAATAAATTCCTTAAAATTTTTAAGTTCATATTTATCTAAGTAAAAATGATTCAAGCTTGTAGAATTTAACATGTTTAAATGAGCCTCGACATTTTTAAAACATTTTTTTTCTTCATCGTTAATTTCATATTTATCTTCTGATACATAAACAGGTTGTGAAAATAATTCTAAAATTTGACTCATTTTATTTCTTTATATATAATATTTAAATTTATTCTTACTTTGTCTACATTACAAGAAATTCCTTTATGTAATAAATTACTTTCAAAAACTTTTGCTTGTCCCATTTTATCTTTGTATATTTTCCCATCTATGTCAGTTCCTCCATCTGTTGTATGTAAGTTATAGACTATGGTTTTACATTTATTTGGGATTGGCCAATCTCTATGATATTTTGACAAACTAGGTGTGTAATATAGATTCCAAAAAAATCTGTGAGGTTCTGTTTTTACTTTTAATCTTTCACTGACTTTATCTAATATTAATTGTGCATAATCATTCAATTCTTTATACTCACTACCATCTTTTCCCTCTTGATAAGTTATATTTTGTAAACCAGTGTTATATGACATTAATGTTTCTAGTTGAGATAAATGCATTTCATCTCTAGATATAAACCATTCATGTCTTGTAACTAAATCAAGTATTTTTAAATTAGTATCTGGAGGTAGTATTTTATCAAAAATTTTCATTAAAATCCCCAGCTTACATAAGAGTATCTAATACCTTCTTTAATATCATTTACTCTATGTGCGTATATAAAATTACTAGGAAATAATAAAATATCCCCTTGCTTTAATTTAACAGTGTGTTCATCATTAAAAATAAATTCTCCACCAGAAAAATTATCATTTAACAAACCAACGACAGAAATTATAGGAACACCTTTATTTTCCCCATCAAATATAGAATGAATATGATCTACATGATTTTTCATGTTTGTTCCTTCTTTGTATCGATTGAAACGTATTTTTGTCATTGCTGTAATCCAGGAATGAATATTATGTTTTGCTCTATAGTTTTCACAACATTTAATAATAACATCTTGTAATATTTTATGGTTGTCTCCAGCAGGTAGAACCTCTAATTCTTTATCGGTTCTTGCACCAACAACTTGGCCTTTTTCATTAGACCAGGAATGAGAATCCCATTTTTTTTGGTTGAGTAAATTAATTAAATTATTACAGAAATTTTTGTCAAGGGCGTTTTGAACTTCTATGTAATCATATATTTTTTTCATCTTATACTTTCTATTACTTTGTTATGTGTAATATATTCTTTTGTAAAATTAAATAAGTCTTTATGTTGTTGTAGTGCAAAAGCTTTTAAAGGGGAGGCTGCATCTAATTCTTTTTTTATGTTTGATATATTAAATTTATCTAAAGCGTGTAATACAATAATCCAGTTTGGAGCTCTAAACATATGCCAACCAATTTTAAAATCGCTATTTCTAATCATTCTTATTTTTGAAATTTCTAGTTTTTCTTGTACTCCATCAAGTATAGGTAACTCTTGCATGTCTTTCCAAAAAGAAGTGTTTTGTTTTTTAGTCAAATAATGCAGTTGAACAAATTCAATTAAATTTGTGAATAAATACTCATTATGTTTATTAAAAGATTTTTTATCTAGCGATGGTAAAAATTGATTCAAACAAAAAGCTTGTTGAATTATACTGCCAATTGAAGTTGCTTCTAGTGGTTCTACAAACCCAGCCGACAAACCAATAGCTACAACATTTTTATACCAAAAAGTTTTAACTCTACCTGCTTCAAATTTAAAAGAACGGGTTGGTTTAATTTTTTGTTGATATACAGATTCTACTTCTTTAATTGCTTCTTCCTCTGTAGTGTGGTTTGAACTATAAACATATCCATTGCCATACCTTTCTTGAGTTGGAATCTTCCAATTCCAACCATAATTAAATGCTCTTGATAATGTCCAAGCATTAAATTCTTTTTCTTTTGCTGTAGGAAAAGCAAATGCGCTGTCTAAAGGTAAATATTTTTTATAAGAAATATAAGGCACCTCTAATTGTTTCTTTATTAAAAAACCTGTAAAGCCACTACAATCAATAAATAAATCTGCAATATAATTTTGTTTTTGTCCTTCTAAATGTTTTATGTTACCTAAATCGTTTTTAAAGATGTTTGTAATTTTATCTTCTATAATAAGTATATTCTTTTCAATACATACTTTGTTTAAAAAAGAATTTAATTTAAAAGTATCAAAATGGTATTGTAATACTAAATCTTTGTAATCTCTTTTAATAAATTTATTATGGTATAAATTTTGATGAGACATTTGTTTTGCATTTATGTTTTTAGATATTAGATTTGCATATAAATAATAATAATCCCCACTCTCTTGACTAAAGTCAGAATTTACTGAATGAAGAAAAGGTTCTTTAGTCCAACCTTCAAACATGATTCCTGATTTTAAAGTTGCTCCAGTTTCTTTTATTAAGTCTTTAAATTCAATTCCAATATAACTCATAAACTCAGCCCAATGTTCTGTGGATCCTTCACCTACTCCAACTATACCTATGTCATCTGATTTAATAATATTTATCTTATAATTTGGAAATTTAGTTTTTAATATTAATGCAGTTACAAGTCCTGCAGTACCGGCTCCTAAAATATTAATTTTCATATTTTTATTGGAATATTAGTATTGTCCCAACTTTTTACATCAGTCATATTAAAAGCTAAACTAAATCTTTGTTTTATTTTTGACTGAGCAACAAGATGTTTCATGATAGGATTGAATAAAATAAACCTACCTTTTACAGAATTAATTACTTGTTTAATTTCTGGAAAACTAGTACCCGGGCCACCAGTAGTCAAATATAGAATGCCACAAAATGCTGTAGCTTCTCCTTCATGAGAGTGATAATCTGTTGAATCTCCTTCATTCATTATAACACCCCATGAGTCTTTTATGATAAAAGATTTTTCCCATATCTTTTTTATATCAGGTTGAATTAATTTTAAAAAATTATGAAAATCTGGATCACCATTAAATCTTTCAAAAGAAGTCATGTGAGGCACATTTGTTTTATAACTTAAGGTTGGGTCTATATTAAGTTTTATTTTTTCAATTAATTTATCGCAAAGGCTCATGTCTGTTATATCATTTGAAACTATTTTAACTTTTTTTTCTATGGTAAATTCTAAATCTTGCATTCTATTCTATCTGCAAATACTGTTGTAATTGTTTCATCATTTTTTATATTACGCCAGCCGAAGTCATAAGCGTTTTTATATTTTCTTTTAAGATAAAAATAAGCCTCTGGATTCCAATTTCCATTATCAAGTATTAAAATATTTTTATAATTATAAATTTCTATAAGATTTTTTGCAATCACCTCTCTTGAAATATTTTTGTAATTATTATCGATTAATATACAGTGCGCTTCTTCTATTGATTCTTTAAATTTTGGCTTTGAAATAGTGTCAAAATTAAAGGGAAATATTTCTACGTTATCTAACCTCATTTTTTTTATGTGTTCTAGATAATCAGGATCATCTTCATAAGTAGTCACTTTTTTAAAAAATTTATTAAAATAAATTGTTGAATTACCACAACCAAATTCAACTAAATTAAAATTTTTTGTATCTTGTTTTTTAAACCATTCCAAAAAACTAAAAGTAAGTAAAGGAGTTGGATCTAACATTAGACGTAATTAATATTAATATTTAAACGTATATCTTGGTCAGTACAAGTAGTGCTTTGATGAGGTTTACTAGTATCAAAAAACACTGCTCTGTTTGCAATACTTTCGATTTTAGTTCCGTCTTTTAAAATAGTATATCCATTACTGCTATTTATATGAAATATTAAACCCCTGTGTGGCACTGGTAAATCAGTATGCAAGGCATGTGTGAATTGTGTTTCAGTAGATGGATAGCAATTAGCTTTTGCTCTTATTAGAGAATAGTAAGTAAAATTACTCATTATAGGAATTATTACTTGTTTAAAAAAATCACTACATACAGAATTGTCTTGGTAAAAATAATGCACAAAATGATACAAATCATTAGAATTTGGAGTTGCGGTTCCTAGTTTATAATAATAGGGTAGTTGAAAAGTAACAATATCTTGTATTTTCTTAAATACCTCATTGTCGAGAAAGTTATCTACTATTTTAAGGTCGTTCATGTTATTTATTCTGATACTATACTATAGTATAATAATCTAGTAAAATTAGTTATGCCTTTAACAAACGTACAGATACAACCAGGATTTAATAAACAAGTCACAGAAGTAGGAGCAGAAGGTCAATGGACTGATGGTGACTTTGTTAGGTTTAGATATGGTCTGCCTGAAAAAATTGGTGGTTGGGAACAAATTACTTCTTCTACTTTAGTAGGAGCTGCAAGAGATCAACTAGTTTGGGCTGATTTAGATGGTAGAAGATACGCAGCCATAGGTACTAACAAGGCTTTAATTATTTATTTTGAAGGTGCATTCTATGATGTCTCACCATTAGGTGCTGCAATTACTGGAGCATCTTTTACGACAGCTAACACTAGTCCAACCGTTACAGTAAACAAAATTGCTCATGGTTTATCTGCGGGGGATTTGTTTACATTTACCTCAGTTACACCTCCGGTAGGAGCTGGTTATTCTGTTGCAGATTTTACTACAAATACTTTTGAAGTTGTAACTGTGCCAAGTCAAGATACATTTACTATAACTATGTCATCTAATGCTGGAACAACCGTAGCAGCTAGTGGTTCTGCTATAATTAATCCTTACGTAAAAGTAGGTCCCTTAAGTCAAACTTCTGGTTTTGGTTATGGTACTTCTGGGTGGGGTGGATCGTCAGGAGTAATATCAACATTAAATGGTTTATTACAAGATGACACTGCAGGAACTGGAGGATCAGGAACTTCAATTACATTATCCTCAGTGGTTGGTTTTCCAACATCAGGAACAATTAAAGTTGGAACTGAATTTATTTCTTATACTGGAATTTCATCAAACGATTTAACTGGAATAACTAGAGCAGTAGCAGGTACAAGATCAGCTCATGGAAGTGGGGCTTCTGTTGAAGTTTACCTTGGATGGGGTTCAGCATCATTAACTGGTGGAGTAACTCTAGAATCTGCGTCATGGTCATTAGATCACTTTGGTTCAAAATTAATTGCAACAATAAAGGACGGACAAACATTTGAGTGGAACACTATTAGTTCAACCGCTGCAGCCTTAACTACTAGAGCAGCAGTCATTAGTGGAGCTCCAACAAAATCTGTCATGTCAATTGTTTCTGAAAGAGATAGACATTTAGTAATTCTTGGAACAGAAACTACAATCGGCACTTCAGGCACACAAGATAAAATGTTTATTAGATTTTCGGATCAAGAAGATATATCTGATTATGCTCCAACTTCAGTTAATACTGCGGGTACATTTAGAATAGATTCAGGAACTAAAATTATGGGAGCTGTAAGAGGTAAAGATTATATACTGATTCTTACTGATACATCTGCATATGTCATGCAGTTTGTTGGTCCTCCATTTACATTTTCAATAAGACAAGTTGGTTCTAATTGTGGGGCTATAGGACAACATGCTATTAAGTATGCGAATGGAGCTGTTTACTGGATGGGCCAAGCTGGAGGTTTTTTTGTTTACGATGGTACTGTAAAATCTTTACCATGTTTAGTTGAAGATTTTGTATTTACAAATAAGGGAAATAATCTTGGTTTAAGTTATGCAAATGGCGAACAAATTTATGCAGGACAAAACCATCTATACGAAGAAATCAGTTGGTTCTACCCTAAAGATGGTTCAACATTAATTGATAGAGTTGTTACTTATAATTATGCCGGACAAACTTGGACTACTGGTTCATTGTCAAGGACTACTTGGTTTGATGCAACATTATATGATAACCCCTATGCAACTGAATATGGAGCAACTGGAACTCCAACATTTCCTACTATCCAAGGTGTAACAAATCAAAACGGTGCATCAACTTATTATGCTCATGAAGTTGGTAATAATCAGGTAGATTCTGCTGGTAATAAAACAGCTATTCCGGCTTTTATTCAATCTGGTGATTTTGATTTAAGTCAAGGAGGAGATGGTCAGTTGTTTATGAGTATGAGAAGATTTGTTCCTGATTTTAAATTAATTACAGGTAATGCACAAATCACTATTAACTTAAAAGACTTTCCATCAGATGCCTCCGTATCATCTCCTTTAGGTCCATTTACAATTGATAGCACAACTGGTAAAGTAGATACCCGTGCACGAACAAGGTTTGCAAGTTTAAAAATTGCAAATACATCTACAGACGAAGAATGGAGATACGGCACATTTAGAGCAGATATACAACCAGACGGAATGAGGGGATAATGGATCCAATAGAAGCACAGATACAAGCTCAATTACAATCAATTCAGAACAACCCTAACTTTTCTACTTATCAACCATCTTTTGCTGATGTTGGAATTGCACCACTTCAAACATTAGGTATGTCAAATAATCTTGTAGCAGAGCCTACTCCTAATATTCAAGATATGGTTAAAACAGCAGGAGCTAATATTTTAAAAAATAAAGCAGCAGAACTTTTTTCAAAAAAAATGGGAATACAAACAATACCGCAAGGAAGTTTTTTTGGAAGCTCTATGCTTACTGGCGCAGCAGCTCCGGTAGCTTTATTTTCTGGTATATCTGCAATCAAAAATAAAATAGCTAACAGAAACTTAAATGCTATGACTATGGCAGCTATAAATAGAGAATCTACAAACGAGTTACAAAGACAGATTGATGCCGGCACATATGGATCAAATACACCAACACCTCAAGATGCTGGGAGAGGTGGTCAATATGGCGGAGGAGCAGGTATGTCTTCAAACCAAAGCACTGGCACTTCAGCAGAAAGAGGAGCAGCTTTACATGGCTAGAGTAGATATAGTAATTCCAGAACCAAGCCCAACTTATACAGAAGAAAACCAAAGACAAGTTTCTCAATCTTTACAAACATTAAAAGATAAGTTAAACACTTCTTATCAACAAGAATTAAAAAATGAACAAGATATGTTTAATTATTTTTTATCATGACCATACAATATAAAAACGCTGGAATAAATTTAACAACTACTGACACAACTTCTGTTTTAACATCCCCTGCTGGAGCAAGATGTCTTGTTAAACAAATACAAATAGATAATTCTTCTGGTAGTCCTGTAAATCTTTCAGTACAAGTTACTGATAGTTCAGCTTCCTCTACTTTTGCAATCCATAGAAAAGCTATACCAGCAAACTCAACTGAAAACATAATTTCACAAACTTTAGTTTTAGAAGAAAGTGATATTTTAAAAATGACAGCGGGAACTGCTAATGAGATCCAAGGCATAATTAGTTATGCTCAGATTGATAGATCTCAAGAAAATGGTTAAACAAAAATTTACACATTTCGTACCTAGAGACAAACCTAAGAAAAGGCCTCGAAGACACACAAAAAATTTGAATAAAAAAAAGAAGTTGCAACATAATAAAAAATACAATAGACAAGGAAGGAGACCATAATGAGTGATATACCAAAAATCCCTGCTGAAGCGAAAGAGATAGTTAAACACAAGAGGACAGGAAAAATTTATACGGACAAGGCTGAGTTTGATGCCGATGTTGCAGATCCAAATACTGATACTACTGTAGATGATTTTAGACAAGATTTAGAAATTAAGGTAACTAAAGTTTCAATAATAAGTAAAACTAAAAAATAATGAAACCAAGAGGTGCAACCGAGCTACAACATGAATTGTTGGAAAAATACGTGTCTAAAGATTTATTAGATAATTTTCAAATTTGTACATCTATACCAGGGAAAGTGCCTTTAAATCCAAATAAGATAAATATTCTTTGGCAAAAAAATTCTTATGATCAACCAAACCTACAAAGTTTTTTTAAAAACAAAGACAGATTTGATGAATATGATTGGTATGTATTTAATTCTCATTGGAACTATGAAAAATTTCGGTATTTTTTTCAAGTACCAGAAGATAAGTGTATTGTAATTAAAAATGGCACTGATCATTTTCCTCAAAGAAAAATATATAAACAGGGTGACCCTATAAGAATTATACATCATTGTACTCCTTGGAGAGGATTAAACGTTTTATTACTTGCAATGCAAATGATTAAAAACCCTAATGTAACATTAGATGTTTATAGTTCATGTCAAATTTATGGCAGTGAATTTGAAGAATCCTGTGGACCAGATTTTGAAAATTTATTTAAACAAGCTAATTCTTTATTGAATGTAAATTACATTGGTTACAAACCTAATGAATACATATTAGAACATATGACTGATTATGATCTATTTGTATACCCATCTATATTTGAAGAAACTTTTTGTGTAACTGCCTTAGAGGCTTTTTCATCAGGGCTGCATGTTATCACTACAAATTTTGGTGCACTTCCTGAAACTTGTGCTGAGTGGCCTATATATGTTAATTATACAAAAAACTTAAATCTTTTAGCTGAGGCTACAGCTCAAGCAATTGATGTTGCTTCAGGATATTTACATACAGATACGATACAAAATCATTTAGAAGAACAACAAAAGTTTTATAAGAGATTCTATAGTTGGGATAAAAAAGGAAACGAATGGGAAAACTTTTTAAAAGGAGCTTTAAGTGTCAAACGATAAATATGTAAATGAAGATACCTATCAAACACTTCAAGACGTTAAGATAGAATCTCAATCTGATTACACTACAGCCATTACACCACTTTGGAAAACGGACACCGGACAAACAAAGTCACCGCATTCTATATTTGTAGGCACTCCCGTACACAGCGAAGTATCAATACATTACACTCAAGCCTTAATTGAATTCCAGCAAATGTGTTTTAAAAAAAAGACACCTGTTTCATTTCACTTAATGAAATCATCTCTAGTCACTCAAGGTAGGAATCTTTGTGTATCAGGGTTTTTAGAAAGTGATGCTACTCATTTGTTATTTATTGATTCAGATATTTATTTTCAAGCTAAATCTATTTTTACTATGTTGGCTGCAGACAAGGATATAATATCTGTGCCCTACCCAGTCAAAACTCTAATGTGGGATAAAGCTTTTGATAAATTACAGGAAGGTAAATTAAAAAGTCCTGATGATATTAGAAAAGCTCTGCATACCTACCCAATGAAAGTTCCAAATACTGAAGATATAATAGTAAACAAAGGAGTTATGGAAGTAACTGATTCTCCAACAGGATGTATGTTAATTAAAAGAGGTGTCATAGAAAAAATGATTGAAAAGTATCCTGAAAAAAAGATAGTTCAAAAGACTATTATTAACGGTCAATATGTAGACAAACCTCATATGTGGAATTTTTTTGATACATTACATGACCCTGTAGAAAAAGTCTTTCTAGGAGAAGATTTTGCGTTTTGTAAGCTTTGGAGAGATCTAGGGGGTAAATGCTATGCTTATGTGAGTGACTCAATTGTCCATGTAGGAGAACATCAGTATCAAGGTCGATTCTACGATGAGTTGATAAACACTAAGTAAAATGATAGTATTATTATTTTAGATCTAAAGGAGAATTAATATAGAATGCTACAATTTTTACCCTACGCACTAGCAGCCTACGGAGGTTATCAAGGATATAAATCAGCCAAAGATCAAGGAGCATCTGGTATAGGAAGATTACTAGGAGGTGCTACTGGGGCTTATGCTGGTTACAATTTAGGGCAAGTAGGTGGCTTTGCACAAAACGCTGGTTTTAAACCAGCATCTTCATTATTTGCTTCTGCGAAACCTGTAGCAGATATGTCAATGTCACAATATGGAATGTCAGCTGCAGAGATAGCAAAACAAGAAGCTGCTAATGCAGCGGTTAATAAATCAAAAAGTAGTCTTGCTGATATATTATTTAGAAGAGAAGTTGATGGTCAAATGCAAAATGATCCGTTAAAGATTGCAGCACTTGCGGGAGCTGTACCATTTGCTTTAGGAGCTTTTGATAATAAGCCTACAGATATTTACCAACCAACATATAATTTAGCATATGCAGATTTTGCTGAACAAAGACCAAACTATTCTTATATTGATCCACAAACAGGACAAGAGAAAGCCTATGAAAAAGTTTACATACCAGAGGCAGATCCAAAAAATCAAGGTACAATGAGAATGGGTCCATATGCAATGGAAAGAACAAAATTAAGAACAGGCGGACTTGCAGAAATAAAAAAATTTAACGAAGGTGGAATAAATTATTTACCATCAAAAGTTTCCCATGATGAAGACGATGCAACAAATTATGTTAGAGCTCATGGGTATGTTGAAGACGGAGCCGGAGTAGGTGACAAAGACGAGGATACAATGTTAGCTCAATTAGCAGACGGAGAGTTTGTAACAAGAGCAGATGGAGTATTAGGTGCTGGTATCATAGCTGGAGGAAATCCAAATAGCATGAAAGATATGAGAGAAAAAGGTGCCAAATACTTCTATGAACAACAAGCACGATATAAACGTGTATTTGATTTATTGAAGGAGAAAAATGGCGGAAGCAAACAAAAAACGAATTAAACCACTTGTAAGTGTTTTACCAATAGAACCAAAAGACATTGATAGGTTTTGGCCATTGATGGAATTCATGGTTACAGAAGCATTGGCTTTTTCAGGCAAGTATGCAGATTCAGATTGGATATTTAAAGAATTAAAAAAAGATTTAATGCAATGTTGGTTAATGTTTGGTTCAGATGAGCAAGAGGAAAATAAAGTATTTGGTGTTTGTATTGGTCGTATAGCAATATTACCAAATTATTCTCAATATGAAATTATAATTTGCACAGGTAAAAGAAGAGAATTATGGGAGAACACATTAGTAGATGCAATTACTAATTTTGCAAAACATAATGAATGTAAAAGAATGAGTATAATGGCTAGACCAGGTTGGGAAAAAGTTTCTAAAAAATGGGGCTGGCAAAAAAAACACGTACAATTAGAGAAATGGATATAATATGAGTTTTTTTGGAGGAGGAAGATCATCAGGAGGAGCACCACCAGCTTCACAAACACAATTTGTAAGAGAGGCTCCTGGGATAGAAGAACGAAAAATAGAGTTGATGGACATTGCTAGACAAGTCGCACAACAACCTATTAACTTACCCGCAGTTCAATCAGCAGGTCTTAGTGCTTTAGAACAACAAGCGATGGGTCTTGCAGGACAAACTGGTGTTGGTGCTGGAACAGTTCAACAAGGTATAAATCAAATTACAAGTGCAGCGGCACCTATTGGTCAACAACAAATAAATCAATATTTAAATCCATTTCAATCTTACGTCACTGACGAAATTGCAAGACAAGGTCAAATGATGCAAAATAAATTAGCTGCTCAATCAATAGGTTCAGGTGCTTTTGGTGGTGGAAGAGAAGGTGTTCAACAAGCAGAGTTGCAAGGTAGAACTTTAGAAACTATGGGTAGAGCAAACCAAGCAGGTTTTAGTACAGCATTAGGAGCAGCTCAAAGACAACAACAAGTTGGTTTAGCTGCTGGTCAACAGCTTGGTGCTTTAGGTGCGGGTCAACAACAAATGGCTCAGAGAGATATTCAATCATTAATGGGTGCTGGAGGAGTTCAAAGACAACTTGCTCAGCAAGCATTAGATGCACAAAGAGCTACTACTTTACAACAACAATATGAGCCTTACCAAAGAGCAGAATTTTTAGCTAATCTTTATGCTTCAGGACCTAAAACACAATCAAGTGTTACGATGGGTACACAACCAACAACTAGTCCATTAGCACAAGCAGTAGGAACAGGTATAGGAGCATTCGCAGCTTATCAAGGCGCACAACAAACTTAGGAGAAACATGTCTATAAATAAAGTTTTAAACAGACCTATGTTTCGACAAACTGCACTTAAAAGAGGTCATTTAAAACCAGTAAAACTTTTTTTAGGAGGATCTAGCACACCAGCATTACCAAATCCAATGTTTGGCCCTCCTCCACCAAATATGATGCAAAGGTTTAACGCCAGACCTTCTGTGAGAATGGTAAAAGGATTAACCAAAGGTATTGTGGGTATACCCCAATTAGGTGGCTATTACGCTGGAGATAAAGTTGGACAAGCTTTGGGAATTGAAAGTGAGCTAGCACGAATGCCTTTTGGATTAACAGGAGCTTATGCTGCAACTAAGGCCTTACCTGGATTAGCAGCTTTACCTGCTGCAACTTCTGCAGCCATAATCGCAGGTCCAGCATACCTAACTATTGCAGGTAAAATGGAAAGGGACAGAATTAAGGCAATGTCTCCAGCAGAAAGAGAAGCTCATAAAAGAAAAAGTATGCAATTTGGATCATCTTACTTAGATGATGAACAATTCAATGAGCAGTTTGGTAACTTTAAACCAAAAACTATAGCAGAATTAAATGCAGGAATAAAACGTCCAGACAGCAGAAGACCGGGACCAAGAAGATTTAACACAGATAGATTAACAGAGACAGGTAATGAATCGGAAGTTGTAAAAGGTTCAGTTGATATTGATAAGGTTGTGAAAAACAATGATCCCAATACACCAGTCACAATTGGTGCTGCAGATACAGTTGAAGAAAAAAGTTTTAAGGATGAAGTAAAAGTTGCTAAAGAAGAAAAAATTACGAATAAACAAGCAAATACAAAAGTAGTTAATTCAGGAACAAATAAATTAGATAAACCAGGTACATATAAGGCAGCAGATGGTACTGAAATTACTTCTCCTGTAATTGAATTAGCTAGAAAATATAGAAAAGAATTAATGGCTGGACAAAAATCACAAGCTGGTCTTGTGTTTTTATCTAACTTAGCATCTGGTTTGTTATCTGGTAAATCAATGCAAGGTGGATTAGGTGGTGCTCTTGAAATATTTGGTAAGGCACTTGGCCCTGCAGTAAATAATTATGCAACAATAAAATTAAAAGAGAATGAACTTGAAAATGAGTTTATGTCAGATGCATTAGAGTTAGCATCAGATGAAATTGATGCAAGAAACGCTGTGCTTGAAACTCCATCACTTGATTTTCAAAAATATGGAATTGTTCAATTTACTGATAAAAACGGAAGACTAAGAAATGTTACTGGAGGTATGCTAAAAAATGGAACATATGTAATAGCTCAACCAGGACAACTTGATCAGAATGGTCAACAAATATTTTCACCAGTTGCAGCAGGTACTTTTGATAGATTTTTAGAATCAGAATATGCAACAAAAGAACAAGGACAAACTCTCAGAAATTTATCTGGTAAATATAAAGCTCTTAACTTAGGTCAATCTACAATTGACATTTTATCAACAGCAGAAGCTCAAGATAAAAAATTTGCAGGACCAGTCGGTAGATTTAATTTATTTACAACTAGATTAGGCGATGCAATGGCTGACTTAAATTTAAATTTATTTAGTTCAAAAGAAGATGGTGAAAGATATATTCAAGATCTAAAGAATCAATATACACAAGAACTCATAGAAGATGGTATGTCTGAAAAAGAAGCTAAAAAATTCCTTGAGAAAAATTTTGGAAGTACAGATAAATTATTTAAAGATACTTTGAAATCTTTAGGTGTATACAAAGACCAAACAGATGCAGCTAACTTAGAAAGATTAGCTATTAATGAAACAGTATTAACTTATGCATTAGCTAACTCATTGAAAGATAAAGATAGACTTACACAAAAAGATATTCAAATGGCAAAAGAACTTGTTAATGTATTCCCATTATTAAGAGGACAAAAACAAGTAATTAAATCTTTAGAAGCTGTTAATGAAACAATTCTTGCAGACATTAAAAGACTTGAAGATGATTATCAGTTTGCTTTTGGTGGTGACTCAAGCACAATTGACAGATACAGAATTCAATATGGAGTTTTAGAAAAAAATGCAGAACCAGGTATAGATCTTACAAATCCTTTTGCTGACGAAAGCACACAAGATTTACTGGAGAGGTACTAATGGCTACAACTTTAAAAGATTTGCAAAAACAATTAGATAACAGATCTTTAGATCCATCAAAATTATCCAGAGAACAAAGAGCTATTATTGATGAATTAATTAAAAGAGGTGAGTTAACAGGACCAACAACATCGGATCTAGGCATGCAAAGAGATAAAGCTCAAAAAGATATTGCAAGAGCTGATCAGTTTTATGCAGATCCAATAGGTAGTGCTTTACAAGCAGAAGATTCTTTTTTTAAAGGTAGACCAACTGCAGAACTTGCAGGTGACTTATCAGGATCTATTGCACCATATGTTGTAATGAGAAAAAAAATATTTGGTGCTGCAAAAAATGGAACACTTTGGCAAAAAGGACCAGGTAAGATGTTACAAGCTGCAACTAAGGTAGCAGATAGATTACCCGGACGTTTTAAAATATTAGGTGGTGCATTAAAATTACTTGCAAGAACAGCAGATGTGCCTGCAAAAGTTATAGCTAGTCCTGTTGGTAGAGCAGAAATCTATTCAGTGTTGGGTGGATCTACAGCAGCGGGTGCAGGTTCAATTACTTATGATATGTTAAATGAACAAGCTGGAATAACTATTGCAAATGCAATTACAGATGAGTTTAGAGATCTACCTGAAAAAGAAATAGATCAAGATATATTAGCTAATTCCTTTAGAGCAACTAAGAATGCTGCGTACTGGAACGCAGGCGCGGCAGCTCTTACTCCATTTATTTTTGGTCCTCTAGGAAAACTTACAACTAAATTATTTGGAGGTAAATCAGAGAAAGCATTAAGATTATCTGAGTTTGCAAAAGAGAAAGGATTACCATTACCTTTAATGACAGGTATTGAAGATGGTGTATTATCTGATCTTGGTAAAAACTATTTTAAAACAGTTGGTGTATTTCCATTTGTATCAGGTATTGGAAGAGAAGCATTACAAGTTGCAGAACAAGAAGCTGGTAAACAATATTTAGATGGTCTTGTAAAATTTGCACCATTAATGAAAACAGCAGCATTGTCCTCATCAATATATAATCAAGCATCTAAAACATTTGCTGAAAGAGCAGCCGTAATAGGATCTAAATATCAAGCTTTCGAATCATTTGCTGAGGCTCTTGGTAATCCTAGAGTTATAGGTTTAGAGGCAACAAACAAATATGCCAAAGAATTATTTGAATCAAACAGACAAATGTTCCCTGATATTCCGGCCTATGCACCAGGTATAGGTGATCTTGATATTAAGAATATAGATAAATTTTTAAAAAATGCAGGAGATCCTTTAAATTTATTTATTAAATCCATGGCAGCTATTGGAGACAACTTAGTTACTCCAAAAGAATATAGTGGAATTATGAAAATGTTGAATAGAGCAATTGAAGGCACTCAATTAAATTTACCTACTGGTATGGTCTGGACTATGCGAGAAAAACTTGAACAAGATTTTGCTGCTTTTGGTGGTAAATTAACAAAAGATAATCTTTTAAGAGATGAAACTATTAAAGAAGGTTATGATGCAATGGTTACTCAAAGTGGAAAAGAGTTTGCTGATGCAGACATTGCTTTTAAAATAGCTCAAGGAGAACAATTAAATGCAAAACTACTTGATGCTAATAGTACGTTTTCAGCAACTATGGGTTTTTTAGATAAGTCAATAACAAAGTCATTTAGAAAATTCGATTCTAGTTTATTTACTCAAAGAGGTATTAATGGAATTAAAGGTATTGAAAGTATGGCAAGAGATAGAATGTTTCAAACTATGGAAAGAGATGTGTTTGCATCAAACTCTCCCGAAGCTATAGAACAATTTAAAATAATAATTGGAGCTGCAGGAAAAGGCTCAACACCAAATGGTAAAGCACTATATGAAGCCTCAAAAGCTAGATATATGTTTAATGCATTTTTAAAATCATTTGATACAGCAGGAAGTCCACAAGCAAAATCAATCTTTAACGATGTAGCAATGGAAGCTGGTGTAAAATCTGGCAACAAATATATGGCAGATGCTATGGAAGAAATTGGAACAGATGCAATTGCAAGACAAAGAGGTTTTAGTATTGATGATGTAAGATTAAATAATGGTATCTATGATGTTTCAAAAATAAGATTTGGACCAAAAGACTTTGCAGAATTTAATATAAATAAATTTATGGATAACCTTGGTATTGGTAAGGCGACAGAGGATCTTGGTAGAGATAAAATGCAGGTACTATTAGGCAAAGGTGGATCTGATGATTTTTATAAATTTACTGATTACATGAAAGCTATATCAGATGTAGCAATATCGGACACGTCAACTTTCCTACAAAGAAGATTTACATTATCCGGAGGTAGAGGTGTACTATCTGGTGTTGTAATTGGTGGTGGTATGGCTGCTGTAAATCCTTTAGCTCCATTAGTATTCTTAGCTTTAGCAAGAAAAGCTGGTTCAGTTTTATCTGATCCTGTAGCCTTAAGATTGATGAATGATGCATTGGGTGTTGATGAACAACTTAAAATTTTAAGTGGTAAAAAAATTAGAGGTAAAAAATATGGGACAGGTGCTTATAGAAATGTGACACCTAAATTGACTGCTGCAGGTTTAACACAAAAGCGTGAAGCTTTTGCAAGATTTATGAATTATTTAAATGATGAAGATGAAGATATGCCAAGAATTAATCCTAAAACAATTGATCCTGTAAGAATACAAGAACAATTACTTGGTACACCTTTTGAAAATCCTAAACCAAGATATGACGAAAAAAATTTACCAAAAGAAACTGTAGAATCTATGTTTGCACAAGATTTTACTCCAGGTTCAGGTAATGTTGAAACAGATAATCAGTTAGTCGATTACATACAATCAACAGTGCGTGCTTCAGATGAAGCAGATATTGACCAGGAGTCAAGAAACGTTGAAGCTGAAAGAGCTAGTGTAATGGGTGACGTTGAGTTAGAGAGCCCTGTACAACAAACACCGGCTACCGGACAACAAGTCAATGCTCAACAATTTTCTGCGTTATTTCCAAATGATCCAACGGGAACTGCAATAGCCCAAAGGAGAAAAAATGCCTAAGTCTGATCAAGCACTTCACAAAATTGAAGCTCACGAGAAATTATGCAGAATCATGCAGAAACAAACACACGATAAGATCCACAATTTAGAAAAGACAATCGACAGAATTGAAAAAATTATGTTG